TGCTCCAACTAAGGAGCTAACCATGTCGATCACTACCAGTAGTGTTCTTCCAGCACCAGTTCAGCAAAGCCTTTCGTTTAAGCTTCTGAGCGTGCCAACTCCGTACATGATTCACAAAATCCCGGCAATGCTCAAATACATGCCGAGAAACGGTGGTACGGACCTAAGAATGCGTCGTTTTAACCCATTGGCTACTGCTACAGTACCTTTAGGAAACAGCGGTGTTTACCCCCCAGCGCAACAGCTTACTGCAATCGATATTGATGCCAAGATGGATTTCTATGGTACTTATGTCGTATTGAACGAGCAAGTTACGCTGCAATCTCAAGATCCAGTTCTAAACGAAGCCGCTAAAAGGTTGGGCGTTTCACTTCGCCAAACCGAGGACGAGCTAACCAGAAACATGTTGGCAGCTACGGCTTCCTTCATCAACTGTGTTGGTGGTACTAACGGCGACAACCCAACAGAACTAGTTCGCTCCGATGTGGACGAAGTTATCAAAACTCTAGCTTCAGCGGATGCTTACACTATTAGTGACAGCATCGAAGGTGAAGATAGGTTTGGTACTGCTCCAGTAAGAGATAGTTACTTTGTAATGGCAAGTACTAATCTAATTGGTGACTTAGAAAGAGTTGCTGGTTTTGTTAGTAAGAGTCAGTATCCTAACCAAGACCAGGTTCTTCGCCCAGAGTGGGGATCCATTTCCAATACAAGATGGCTACTTAGCTCAATCGGTTCGTCCGACGCTAACGCTTCCTTGAACGGAAACACTGTCTACAACTGTTTCGTTGCTGGTATGGAAGCATACTGCTGTATCGAGCAGGACGGATACAGCGCACAGTTCATTTACCGACCACCTATCTATGATGGGCCGTTGGCACTGAACGCATCGGTTGGATACAAATTCGCCGAAGTACCACGTATCACAAACGATGCTTGGATCATTAACCTACGCTGCACCCTATCAATTTAAGGAGGATAAAATGGCTGAACAATTGATTGCCTCAGGTTCTTTCACTAGTGATGGAGTGGCGCACAATATCGCACTACGTTCTGACTTCAATGTATTTCGAGTTTGGAACCGTACCCAAAGTGCAACGACTCAGACAACTGGTCGTGGGTGTAAATTTGAATGGCAACGTGGTCAAGCTGACGGCGAAGCGTTCATGTTTACAAAACAGAACAGTGTTAACGCTTTGGATTTGGAATTGATTACTACAGGTGGTTTCACCCGTGTTGATCAATCTAGCCAGGTTCTAGGTGCAGCACAAGCAACGTCAGGTACTGACGTAACACAAGCAGACCCAGCAGTGGTAACAGTCACAGCACACGGTTATAGCAATGGTGATCGAGTCCGTATCTACGGAACGACTGGCATGCTACAAATCGCTGGCTATGACTTTACGATTGCGGCTGTAGCAGCAAACAACTTCACGTTGGCTTACCTAGATTCGTCTGGATTTGCAGCAGTTGCAACGGCTGGATTTGTACGTAAGGTCCCTAACAACCCAATTTATTCGCCTCAAGCGAATAGGATTACTGCGGCTACTGCTGCGAATCCTATGGTTGTTACCTTTGCTGTAGATCATGGCATGGCAGTAGGTGAGAAAATTCGTTTAAAGGTCTCCGCAGATTACGGAATGATCGAAGCGAATGATCTCATTGGCGAAGTCACTGCTGTAAGCACTGCCAACAACACTGTCACTCTTGACATTGATGCTAGTGGGTTTACAGCATTTGCATTCCCAATAAGTGCGGTAGCTGCTGCTGGTGTTACACCTGCGCACATCGTTCCTGTTGGAGATGCTTCGTCAACTCTTGCTGGTGCAATGGATAACACGGCTCAGATCGTGATGGAACTAGGAGCAGGACCCGACGGCCCTGCTGGTAGCACATCCGATGTGATCTACTGGGAAGCCCTTGCAAGCGGATATACGCTAGCTGAGTAAACCTATGAGGGGGGGGGCAAATTGTCTCCCCCCTTTTCAAAAAATAAAGGAACAGACATGACAGACGAAATTAAAGAAGAAGCAACCGCACTGATCGAGCCTAAGACAGAGACTCCAGTGAAGGAAGTGGCAAAGAAAGTGGTGAAAAGACGTGGCCCAGCCAAAAAAGCAGCCGAAAAAGCTGAAACCGCCTTCGAATTCTCTGATGCAGATATCCAAGAGTTCAAAGAGTGGAAGAAAGATAAAAAAGTCAGAGATCAGGTCACTTGTGACTCTGCCGACGATGACAAAGTTTATCGCAGGTGGAAAGAAGAAAGTAAGTTGGTGAAGGGTGTTTTCCGATGCCTAGAGCCTATTGGTGGAAACGTAAAGTTCGCATTCCGCAAGTACAAGTGGGACTCTACGCAGTGGTATACAATGTTCGATGGTGAAACGTACGAAGTGCCTTTGGCAGTCGCTCGACACCTGAACAACAATTGCAACTACAATGTTCACTCTCACATTTTAGGAGCCGATGGCAACCCTTTGCTAAACACCTCAGGTAAGCCAAAGTCTCGAATGAACTTCGAATCCACAACGTTTACGGTTGCGTAATGGCTATTCTGTCGAACTTTAAACCTAGACGCAGGTTAATCTCGGCAGTTACCAACGCATTGCAAGGCGAGGTAACGACAACTGAAGACCATGGCTATGCGATTAGCCAGAAGCTCCGTTTGTTGATACCAGCTATTTATGGGATGACGGTTGAGTACGTCGCAGCAACAGTTGTTGCCATCCCTGCAACAGATCAGTTCACCGTTGATCTCAATACCAGTGCTTTAGACACGTTTGTCGATCCTGCTGTCCCCTACACCACGGGAAGCGACCCTTCATTTACGCAAGCACAGGTAACGCCGATCACGGGGGTCGAATACAACGATACAAGCATCACGGGGTAAAAGATGAGTTTAAGCACGCTAGCACAGATCAAAAAGAAGGTACGAAGGCTTACCGCATCGCCCTCCACCAATCAGTTATCGAACGCTGACCTAGAAGAGTATATTGACACCTTCTACGAACAAGATTTTCCGTCAGCTTTGAAGATTTGGAACCTACATTCCAACCTAGAATTCTTCACCATACCTAATGAAGACCGTTATTCATTCGACACAGACAAATACCAAGCTGTCTTGCCTCCTGTCTACATCGATGGATACCAGTCATTTTACTCCCAGTCACAAGACGAATTCTTCAAGATTTACCCAAGACTTAGCACGGAACAGAACGCAGGGGCAGGCGATGGTTCAGCAGGCCCATACACTTTCACTTTAACCTCTGTTCCAGTCCTAAAACGACAAGTCACAGTCTCAGCAACAGCAAGTGACGGTTCCACGCTTTCAGCTAGCGACGTTCCTGCCTCACCAGCAAGTAATGTTGGTACATGGATTGATAACGTTACTGGAGCAGCTCTGACTGGAGCAATTAATTACGTTACAGGAGTTTGTACCATCACCTTCACTAATACAGTGGACGCAACGGAAAACCTTAACGCTAGATTCTCTGCATACCAAGCAAGCCGCCCTGGTGCAATGCTCTTTTACCAAGACTACTTTATCCTACGCCCAGTCCCAGACAAGGTGTATCGTGTGGCGATCGAGGTATACCAAACCCCATCACAGCTACTAAGCAGCGACGACCATAGCCCGTCCAATACTACAGACGTTAAGCAGTGGTGGCAGTACATAGCATTCGGTGCAGCGATCAAAGTGTTACAAGACAGACAAGACATGGAGAGCATCCAAAATCTGATCCCATTCTTTAAGGAGCAAGAGAACCTGATCCTTTACAGGACAGCGACCCAACAAGCTCCAGAGAGAACGGCCACAATCTTTACAGACCAGGCAGGATTCGCCCAAGGCGGCCAAGGATTTGGAGGTAGATAATGGTTTATAAACCAGCGATTCCACAGCCAACGGACTTCATTGCTCAGTCTCAAAAGGACATGATCGGCAACTTTGAAACCGTTAACGAACTCTGGGGAAAAGAGCCTACCGAAGACGAGAACATCGGCGACCATGTACCTCTAATAGACGGAAATGATGACGACCTTGGAGCTCACAAGAAGACTACACTCGTGCAGCAGTCATCCGAGCCAGTCCCAAAAACCAATGAAATTGACCTCTTCACGCAAGATAACGCTGGAGTAACAGAAGTATATTACAAAAGGGACGGTGACGCTGCAGGTAACCAGATTACTTCGCTTGGTGGTCCTGTCGTTGGTGGCCTAGTACTACGGGCGTTCGTTGTGTTTGACTTCCAAGGAAACATCATCGAAAGGGAAGAGCTGGACGAAGAAGGAGAAACGATCAAAGTTCCTCTATCGTTCAACGTGGCATCAGTAGTGCCACAACAAGCTTTGCAACAAGGGAGAAATATTTTTGGTGACTGGCTCATCACATACACAAAAAATCTTCCAACTGCCGACTATATCTGGGATTATAGAGCCTTCATTGATGTGAATTTTAACAATACATCAGGGACAACGGTTCAGGCACAGCCATTTAGTTCAGCAACATACGCTTCTAGTGTCACAGCAGGTAGTTTTCGAGCCTGGAGCACTAATATTGCAAGAGATGGCACACAAATTACGCCAGCAGGACCAGTGATTGGACGGTTAGATAGAATGATTTTTCAAGCATTTACGGTGGTATAGGAGGGAATTATGGTATACGACCCAGACAAACCGCAGCCCAAAGACGATCTTTCAGTGAGTCAAGGTGATCTGCTAGCCAACTTTCAAGGGTTGAATACACAGTTTTCTGTGAACCACGTAGCTCTTGACGATACGACAACTGACGCAGGCAAACACAAATTTGTAACGTTTGTACAACAGTCATCAGTTCCTGAGTCAAAAGGTGATGAATACATCATATTCTCTCAGGATGAAGGCGGTACTCCAGAGATTTACGCTAGGCCAGAATCTAACGCTACAGCCTATCAGCTTACAAAAGAAGGGTCTCTGTTTACAGGTCTTCTCCCTGTTGTAGCTGTGAACTTCAATGTCTCAGGCGCAATACAAGGGACAGCACTTAACGTGTCTCCAAATGGTGTGACTCGGCCAGGAGGAACAGGAAGATATCTCGTTACCTTCACTACAGCGTTACCTGATGCAAACTACTTCTGGAGTGTGAGCGGATTTGACGGATCAAGCAATCCTGTTATCTCGCAGGTGACCAATACAAATACGTATGGAAATGTGGTAAAGGTTGGATCGATTCAGTTCGACTTCAAGAACCAGAACAATTCACTCATTACGGATCTCACTAGAGCCTGTGCAATCTGCTGGAGAGTTCAATAATGGGCAAATATGTACCAACAGCAATCACCTACCAAGATAGCGGACTCGTTAAGGATCGTGATGCGTTTGTGCTAGCAGATGATGCCTATGAAGATTTAGAGAATATCTATCAGTGGCGTGGTCGATTAAGAAGACGACAGGGATACGATGAGCTCGGACGACTCAGAAGATTGTATTCAGGCATAAGCTATTTCGTAACTGGTGCATCTCCTTGGTCGTTCAATGTTTTGACTCTATCGGGTTACATCAGTGCTATCGATGTTTCAGGTGACCCTACCAACGTCGTCACTACTACTGTTCCTCATGGCCTAAGCAATGGCGATTCAGTTGTCTTTACAGACGTTGGAGGAACTAAGCAACTCAACTACATCACCTATGTCATCGCAAATATCACCACTACTACATTCGAAGTGACTCAGGCAGGCGGTGGTGCTTTCACTAGTGGCGGTTCATGGATTTCTGATCAATCCCTCTTCGTACTGGAACCTAATGCAAGCGTAGAGTGCGGAAGCTTCTCCATGGTAGTCGATGCGGATGGTACTGCTGAGACAATCACAGACGACGGAGCTGGAATCCTAACAGGAACACTCTTAGCTACTGGAACAATCAACTACGCAACAGGTGCAGTCACAATCACTGGTGCTGTAGCAGCTAAAACAACAGCGTTAACCATGGGGTATTTCCCTGGTCTCCCAGTTATGGGACTACCGAAACGTGAGCTAGCAGCAATCAATGCCGAGCAAACCATAGGGTTTGACACTCGCTACACGTACAAATATAACAACACCTCTAGGAAGTTCGACGAGCTAAGTCCTCCGACCATGTGGTCTGGCTCTGACAGTGAATTCTTCTACACAGCCAACTACTGGTACTCAAATAACAACGCTCAATACTTCTGGGCTTCCAACTTCAGCGGGACGGGCGGCGATCCTATCCGCATATACGACGGCGTAATATGGTTTAACTTTGCTCCTACAGTAGGCGGTAGTACTAAGATGCATCAAACGTTGCTCATGATCCCCTATAAAGGGCGCATGGTGGCATTAAATACGTTAGAGGGAACAACACTTGCTGGTAGCCGTCAGTTCGCACAGAGAGCTAGATGGTCTCAGAATGGAACACCATTTCAATCCGTTGCAGCAGGAATAGTGCCAACAACTCTGGTAGAATGGCTTTCTGATGTAAAAGGACGAGGTGGATATGTTGATGCTCCTACGAACGAACGAATTGTGTCCGCGGATTTTGTTCGTGACCTACTCGTTGTGGGATTCGAACGGTCTCACTGGGCATTACGTTACACAGGTAATGAAATACTCCCATTCGTATGGGAGAGAATTAACAAAGAATTGGGTAGCGAGTCCACTTTCTCCATGGTTCCTTTTGATCGAGGAATCCTAGCAGTAGGGGGCAAGTCAATCAACTCGTGTGACGGTAACTCAGTTACAAGAATTGATGAGAATATCCCAGATGAAGTGTTCAACATTCACAATAATGGAGGCGATGGGCCTCTACGAGTCCACGGTATCAGAGACTTTTTCGAGAGAATCGTATACTGGACGTTTCCAGATGCTGGAACACAGGCGAAATTTCCTGACAGACTGCTAGTTTTCAACTATCACAACCAAACATGGGCGATTTTCAAGGATGCCTTCACAGCATTCGGTGAATTCCAGAGATTTAACGACATCACATGGGCAGATTTAGTCGATCAGCAGTGGGACGAAGCTAGCTTTTCATGGGTCTCGGCAAAGCTACAGTCGCAGTTTCCAAACATCATTGCAGGAAACCAACAAGGGTTCGTGTTAATTCTGAATCAGAGGGTGAACAACTCACCTGCATTGTACATCAAGTCAATCACGGTGGGAGCTGGCATAGTCAGCATCGAAGTTCTGGATCACAATCTAGAATCTACCTCGCCAGCCCAGAAAGGGCCGAATGAGTACATCAGAATTGACAACATTGTTGGAGGAGGCGCAACAGAGCTAAACGATAGGGTTTTTTCTGTAGAGCGCAGCGATTCCAACAATATAAGACTCTGGACAAAGCCAAGGACAACGATCACTGGCCTAAGCCAAGCAACTCAAGCAATTGTTACCGCAGTAGGGCATAACTTCAACGAAGGTCAGCACTTCTATATTGATCAAGTCGCAGGAATGACCGAGATAAACGGTCTAGATGGACTAGTGGTATCAACAACATTGAACGCTGTGACAATCGATATCGACACAACGGGTTTCACGGCATACACCAATAGTGGAGCAATCCAGAATCTGGATGCAACCACCATAGGTCAGGTTGTTCCATCGGGAACGTATCTTGGGTGTGGAACAATCGAAAGAGTCATGGGATTCACTGCCAAGTCAAAGAAGTTCAACTTCCTAGACGTGGGAAAGAAAACGTTCCTCGGTCACCTGGATTTCCTTTCTACGGTCACATCGAATGGAGAGATTGCAGTCGATATATACACCGATTACAACGACTCTTCCCCAGTAAATGCTGGTCAAGACGACTTCTTCAACAACGTGATTTCCACCCAGATCGAGCAGTTTAGCACGTTAGGAAAGGATAAGGAGTGGCATAGATTCTATTGCCCAACCGATGCCCAGTTCTTCGACTACACACTAACCTTGATTGAGAGGCAGATGTTTACCCCATCAATCACAAGTTCCGACGTATTGATCGATGCGATCATCGTATGGGCAGAAAATGGAGGACGATTATATGACTGATAACTTTGGACCTCCAGAAACACAAGGACCATACGTTCCACCGAACATCATCATCCCAGAAGACTGGAATGAAGCTCGGTTAATCCTGACGGACTATCTCATTAAGGCAGCGGAAGCTATCAACGCCCGTGAGATAGGGCAATACCAGGATGCCAGCATAGATGCAGGGGGCGAAAACATATCGGATACGATTACTGGGCAAACATGGTTTACGCCAGGGAATCCAAACCTCTTTCGATATGGGTCAAGGACGGTCGTTAATATAGGGGCTTTACAGAATGCAGGAACGTCTCAAGGGGCGCACGGAATACCAGTCACAAGCAACACAGTATTCACCTACATAGGTGGTGTGGCAAGCATTCCAGGAACTACATACCTTCCCCTTCCGTTTGCGGATGTAGCTGGAAGTAATATCGAGGTGACGGTCGATGGGACAAACGTTAACGTGATTACAGGCATAGATTATTCATCCTACACGCAGTGCTATATCGTACTGGAATGGATAGAAAGTGTATGACAAATCTTAACAAACAGGAGGAATGACATGGATCCAATGACAATGATGGCACTAATGTCACTACTAGGTGCAGGAGCTTCGGGCTTAGGCGCAGCAGCATCAGGTGGAGGCATGTTCGGAACCCCTGGGTCTTTCGATCAAATCAGTAACCTTACGCCAGAACAACAGAAAATGATATCTCAGTTGATGCCACAGCTTCAGCAAGGGCAAGGCTTGGGTATGGACTGGATAACAGACATGCTATCCAACGATCCCGAGGCAATGGCTAAGTTCGAGGCTCCATACAAGAGACAGTTCGAACAAGAAACTGTTCCAGGGATTGCAGAGCGATTTGCAGGCATGGGAACAGGTGGAAGCCAAAGTTCTTCAGCAATGAACCAATCAATGGGACAGGCTGGACGTGAACTTAGCGAAAAACTAGCAGCTCTTAAAGGGAACCTACAGCAAAGCGCAATGGGCTCTCTTCAGGGAATGATGGGCATGGGAATGCAGCCACAGTTCGAAAACGTATACAAGCAACCGAAAACAGGATTCCTTGGTGGTCTTGCTGGTGGTCTTGGACAAGGTGCAGGACAGATGGCAGGAATGGCAGGACTCAAATCACTGGGGATAGGCTAAAATGGTACAAATACTCCCACAGCACGACCCAGGAAAAGAGATTGGGCAAAGCTTCGGCTCAGGAATGGGCGATGCGATGAAGCTTCTAGGACAGCGACAGCTTGCAATGTCAGCACTAGACAAACTAGGTGAGCTAGACACAAAAGACATGTCTGATATGCAGATTGCACAAGCGGTTGGTAAAGCAACGGTCGGTCTTCCTCATATGCAGAACCAAGCGTCTGACATAATGAAGCTGCTCCTAGATCGCAAAAAGGCTACAGGTGTTGATGAAACCTACCAAAACATAGCCAACAGAAATAAGGGTACAGCACCTACGACTGAAGAAACGGTCACAGATGTCACAGCCGAAGTGTCTACTCAACAGCCTGGTGTACAACAGGGTCAACAGCCTGGACAGCGTGGCCAACAGGGACAGTTTCCTAATACAGCTCCGATGCGAGAGATTCCAACCATTCAAGACCAGACTGGTACAGGACCCCTTTTATCTCCCGAGCAGGTTCAGGAAATCACAGCTCCCCTTATTGCTGCTGGTGCATACGCTGAAATCCCTGGGGCAATTAGTAAAGCCGAACAGAATCAGCTACAAAAACGAGAGCTACAGCTTCAAGAGGCTTCGGCACTTCGTGAAGAGCAGTCTGCAAAAAGGGCACTTGAATCCGAATTGGCACAGAATGTGCTAGGTAGGACGGAAAAGCTTATGCAGTCCAAAGGTCTCCCAATGGGAAGCCTTGACGAATGGAAGCGTCTTTCTTACAAATACTTCCAGGATGAGAGAGCAAAGCCAGCAAACGCAGATGCTTCAGACGAACAGGTTTGGTCAGAAGCAGGACGACGACTAGAGCAAAAAGTCGAAGACCTAGCAACGGCTGGTTCAAAGCACTACCGTCCTACCTGGAGAATGGATAAGGAAAGACGAGCAAAAGGCGCACAGGACTGGGCGCAAAAGCACCTAGGTACCTATGGAAATAACAACGAAGAGCGTCAGCTAATCAAAAGCATCATGATGGACAACGGATGGACGAGAGAAGAAGCAACGTCGATTGTTCAGCCAATGTCTCCTAAGCTAAAACAGACAGTAAAAAGCATAGGGAAACGTCCACCATCACTGACCTCGATGTCTGCTAACCAAGCAGCTATTCAAGGCCCTAAACGAGAAGAAGAGATCTCTGTATTCATAGATAATATGGTTCCTAAGGTGCGTCAAGGTGTTAAGCCTTCAGACTCACTATTACTCCTAAAGAGCCAGCTTGTAAGAGATAATGGTCTAACGGATGATCAGGCAATCGATGTAATCGAACGGATACAAGAGCCGTACACGGTTAAGGGTGACAAGGGAGAGATGATCGAGAAGAAACTAGCTCTTCAGAATCACCAGATTCAGGATTTGAACTTTCTACAAGAGAACGTTCGGCCTTCACCGTATGATATTTTCTTCAGTGATCGAAGAGCCATAGAAATAATGGAGCCATTGATAAAATGAACCCATTCGCAAATGCTACCATAATGGGCTACGGCCCAAACGATATACTGAAGTTTCTCCAGACCGCTAGCCCTAAGATGGCTGAAAAAGTCCAGAAGGCTATGGCCTTGGGTTACTCAGCCGAAGAAATCATGGAGTTCCTTGGGAAGTCGTTTGATGGGTCTACCCCTAAGAACAAACAAAGGGGACCCGACTATGAATCAGCTATGCGGATTATGGGAGAAAACAAGCCTGAGTCAATGAAGCAGGCAAGAGCCGAACGTGAAAACAAGCAGAGCGACGTACTAAGTACGGTGCTCACCCGTGGTGGCCCAGCTCTTGCAGGTGCAGGAATTGGAGCCTTAGCAGGTGGACCAATGGGAGCAGCAACAGGTGCGGCCGCTGGTTTCGCAGGTTCTGACGACCTCATGAAGAAATACGAAGAGCACGTTCAGACTGGTGGAAGCCTCAGCCTAATGGACTGGCTCAAGTCGATCATGAAAGGTGGTGCGGCAGGTGCGGCAGCGTCCCAGGCTCCCAAGCTACTTGCGGCTTTACAGGCAGCAGGTATGGGTGGTGAAGGACAGCCAGAAGGAGCAGCACCAGAAGGAGCAGCCGAACAGCCAGTAGACGAAATCACTGAAGCTACTGAAGTATCCACCCGAGGCAATGGTCCACAAGAAAGCTTTGAGCTCTTGAAGGCTAAGGGTGCAGGCGGTGTATTCGAAGGAATTGCGAAACAGGTTGATTCACCTCATCAGATGAAGCTCGCTCTTGAAAAGCTGTATGGTAAGAAGTGGTTGGATAATGTCGGATCAGAAGCCGGACGACCATCCATGGAAATCGTCGAAGAAGCATTCGAGTTTGTACGGGCAAAGGGTGCCAATTCCGACGGTTCCACGGGAATTCCGACGGGTTCCGAGGGAATTGAGGAGGTTTCCACGGGAACGACACCTGTTTCCACGGGAATTCCGACGGAATCCGAAGTTGAGGGCGCAGCTCTAGTCGAACTTGGACAAGCACCAGGTGCGGTAGTAGACCCAGTTCAACAAGCCCCAATTGTTCCACAAGAAGCTACACAAGATAGAACAGATATCCCATTAAGCGATATCAAGGTTAGATTAAGCGACGTAAAGATAGCAGACGAAAACCTTAAAAAAGGAAAGGGATCTGTAACCCCAGATTCTCCAGTTGAACTTGAATATAACGTTAGCGAAG